ATTGACATGCTTTCATACAATGCAGTGGTTGGTTTAGGTAAGAGTTTGACTGCATCAGAACAGGCTGGATTGACAGAAGGAACTACAATCTATCAACAGGCAAATCCAAACTTTAGTGCAAATCTAAACAAAGTTCTTGGTGCAATCGGTGTTGGTAGTGATCTAACAATCACTAATGGTGGTAGTGGATTTGCTGCAACATCTGTTGTCTACTCTGGTGTACCTCTAATATCTCAGTTCGGTAAAGGAACTGGTGCAACTGTCAACTTAACTGTTGATAATAGAGTTGCCGTTGCTGCAACAGTGGCAATCGGTGGAACAGGATACTCAGCTGGTGATGTTCTTACTGTGTCTGCTACAAATACTGGCGGATTCGGAAAAGACTTGAGACTAACAATTCCAAATAACGTTGGTGTTATTAGTGCGTTCAATACTTTAGTTCTTGACAACATTCAAGGTGTACCTAAAGTTGACTCCTCATCTGCTATCGTATATGTTGGTGGTGGCGGAACCAGTGTTGTAAATGGTGGTTCTATTCAGTACCTACAAAATGTAACTGATGGATTGCACTTCCGTGTTAGACATTCTAATCATGGTATGTACTCTCAAGAAGATAGTGTAGTCTTGAGTGGTGTTGAAGCAGATGTAAAACCAGAGAAATTGACATCTACAGTTGATTCTTCAAGTACAGAAGATATGACTGTTACTGCTATTGGAATCTTCACATCATTTGAGAATGTTGAAGTTAACAGTTCTAACCCAGGCTATGTTAAAATCGGAAACGAGATTATCAAATACACTGGTGTAACAACTACAACCTCGACTCTTAATAACATCACTAGATCTGTTGATGATACTAAGGCTGGTGACTACAATGTCAATGACAAGATTTATAAGTATGAGTTGAATGGTGTTTCTCTCAGAAGAATCAACACATCTCATAGTTTCATTCCTACTAACAATACTACCTATCCTATTGACGTTGATCATTACTGGATCAAGGTTGGTGTTTCAAGTAGAGGTGTAGACAGAGCAACTGGAAATGCGAATGGATTCCCAGAACTATTCTTCAGAGAGAATAAGTCTGGTGGTAGTTATGATCAACAGTATGTACAGGTCAGTAACTCTTATGGACCTATGGCAACTCAGAACATTGCGTTCAATATTGTCAGACCTAATGTTGCAACTCTCTTACCAGAGGGAACTGACATCAGTGCTAAGGTCAGAACATTCTCAGGAAATAGTCCTGATGGTAACTTGAAATCATTTGTGGATCAAGGTTATGAGTCAGTATCACTACAGAGTAATAACGTCTTATCTACTCCAAGAATCGTTGCTTCTAAAGTAAACGAACTTGCAAAACTTACTGATTTCCCAGGCAGAAAGTCATTTACACTACAAACAAATCTAACTACAGATGATCCTAAAGTGAGTCCTATGATTGACTTGGATAGAGTCAACATGATCACAATTATGGATAGACTCAACTCTAAGATTAGTGATTATGCAACTGACAGAAGAGTTAATTCAATCGATAATGATCCTAGTGCCGCAGTTTACTTATCTAAGGTTGTGAATCTTGAGAAGTCTGCTGATGGATTGAAGGTTATGTTTGATGCGTACAGACATTCAACAAATGACATCAGAGTTCTATACAGAATATTCAGAATAGATGCTCCACCTCAGTATCAGTTATTTGAACTATTCCCAGGCTTTGAAAACTTAGATTCCAACGGAAATGTGATAGATCAGTCAAAAAATAACGGTAAACCTGATAGAAGAATCCTCGCATCTCAGACAGAAGATGACTATAAAGAGTATGAATTCAACGTGAAGAATCTTCCACAGTTCAATGGATTCCAAATCAAGATTGTAATGTCAGGAACTAACTTCGCTTATGTTCCTAAGATTCGTGATCTAAGAACTATTGCATCTATCTAATGAAAAAAGTGAAAGTTAAAGACAGCAACTCTCTTTATAGAGATGAAGAGAGTGGTGCAATTCTTAATTGTAATGATGCTGCATACAATAACTACCTCAAATTGAAAGAGAAAAAGTTACAAGAAGCAGCAGAAATGGATAAACTAAAAGATGATGTTGATGAACTTAAGGATATGATGAAACTAATTTTAAGCAAATTAGATAAATAACTAAAACCTCCCTTTGACAGATGACAGCAAGGAACATCAACTTAGTTTTAGATCAAGGTGTAGATTTTGAAGCAACCTTCACTGTAAGGAATGAAAATGCTTCTGCTCTAAATCTAACAGGTTATACTGGATCTGCTCAACTAAGGAAGCACCCTGAAGCATCTAAGTCCACTCCTTTTGTGGTATCTTTTCCCAATAGAGTGAATGGACAGATCAAAGTTGCAATGGCATCCACTGTCACTGCTGTAATAGAAGGAGGAAGATATGTGTATGATCTAGTTCTAGAATCGCCCAATGCGTATAAGACTAGACCAATACAAGGAAATCTTCTTGTAATTCCAGGCGTAACACGATAATGGCAGATTACTTAGTCACTCTCAACGAACCTGGCAGTTATAATGTCGGTGTAGACTATGAGATTCCCTCAAAGTCGATCCAATATGGTAATATCATTATTGGAAAAACACCAGTGCAAGATGGTACTGAAACTACATTTAACCTAAATGATCAAGGGGCACCATATACTCCTAACAATAATCAACAACTTATTGTTACTAAAAATGGTCTTTTCCTAGATCCATCGAATGATTATAATATTTCTGGAGATCAAGTTGTATTTACAACTCCTCCAGCAGCAAATGATGACATAGTAATCATTGCTCTTGCTGCAGCTGCTGATTTAACACGAACTGTAAACTATGTTATTGACAGCGGCAGTCTTCCAATGCAGCCTGGTGATAAAGGTAAAATCACAATAGATGTTACTGGAGTCATCGAAAATATCAGAGTCTTGTCCGATCAGACTGGTGATATTGTTCTAGAAATAGAAAAATGCACTTTCGCAGATTATCCGAATTTCACTAGTATTACTAGTGGTGCGAGAGTTCAATTAACCAATTCGGATAAATACTTTGATGATGTCCTAAATAATTGGACCACTACTATTGGAGCAGGGGATATTCTCCGTTTCACTGTAGTAAGCGTGAATAATATTAGAAGGTTACTAATCTCTCTAAAATTAAAATTATAAATAAGTATAGTTCTTAACGTTCTAAGACCCTAGAGGTAGTTTTCAATGGCATTACTCGTTCCTAATATTGGTGAAATTGAGTCGCTGCGTTATCTGATTGCTCAGAATAACTTTGTCGCAGATTTAGAAGATACATCACCGCGAAATCTTGTATTAAAACTTTTTACAAGTAACACGACCCCTGCTGAGGGCGATGTTCCGTCTGCAACTGCGTACTTTGAACCCTACATTGACGGAAACGTTAACGGTTACGGTACTACTGCAAATACTGGTTATCCTGTTTGTGTAAACAACAGAGGAGATCAGGATTATAACCAGCAGTATGGTATCCTGTTGAACGGATCTAGATGGGTGATCAAGAACGTTGGTAGTGGTACAACTGCTACATATCCAGAACAAACATTTACTTTCACTGGACCTGCTGGTAACATCTACGGTTACTACGTTACTAGAGCAAATAACATGCCTGTTGCAGTACAGGGTGTTGTTCATGGTGCTAGTGTTGGTATTGGAACCACTGTTACTAAGGGTAATAACACAGACCCAACTATCGGTGTTGTCGGTAACTCTTACCTCACAATCGACCCACAAGTTAGTATTGACGACTTAACATTAGGACAGTTCGTTGCTGGTAACGCTGGTATCGCAACTGGTACTAAGATTATCGGTATTGACAGGGCTTACAGAACGATCTACCTAGACAAACCTCTGGTTGATAACATACAGGTTGCAACTGACCCATCAGTTACATTCAGTTTCGGTAAGATTACGTTTGCTAACCACGGACTTAGATCAGGTGATATCCTCTATGTTAACGCTGGTACTGGTAACACAACTCTTGAGTCTAATGTTTACACCGTATTCGATGTTCCTAATGCAGATGAGTTCGTAACAACTCCTTCATTAAGTGCCACATCAAACGGTAACTTAGGATTAAACACTGCGACTCTCTACAGTTCAATTATGTACGCTGAGAGATTCACAAACGGTCCTTACAACATCCAGAACAACGGAGACCAAATCAAGATTACTCTTAACGTCGCACTCGACTAATTTAAAAACTAAATATGAATATGTGGACTCTGCTTTATAACTAAGGCAGGGTCTTTTTATTTGGGGGATACCTTTTGACAGTATTTGTCTACGACAATACGAAGATAGATCAATTCACTACGTTCCAAGGCGGCGATATCACCGTGGGATCTAGTGAAAATATTGACTATGGCGATATTGTAGACAATGTAGAACCCGAAAGAGATGAGAATTTTTTCTTTGTAAACGACTGGGGACTTATCACTGCTACAGCAGATGTACTCCCATTCGGCCCAATAGAAGTAGTAGATGGAAGAGACGAGTTTGGTAGATCTAGAGCTCAGTGGATTCCAGAGAACGCAAATACTGTACTGTTTGATATAAATGACTCTGCATTAGAGTCAGCAGTAACACCTTGGGTGGGTACTGGTACAATTCATGAATTTGGTAACGGTCTCGAAAGAGTCGTCATACCAGATCTCGGAGCGGCAGGAGCTGTCATCTTCATCCCATCTGGGACAGCAGAAGAATCTATATCTAGAGGAAATTATATCGGTGCTGGTGCGATTGCCAAGTCAGGGCTGTCTGCAACCGACCTAGACCAAGTTTATCCGTATAATGGTAGTGGCTCTGTATCCATAACTGGAACTCAACAGACTCCATACAACGAAGCCTACTTACCAATTATCAAGAACGCCTTTAGGGCGAAGGGTGGAGATACCAGACTATTTGACGTTGAGAAAGTCATATACAACTACGCCAGATCTGAGTCTGACGTATTCGAGAAAGAAGATAACGGTACAATTACAGTTAGAGAAGGTGCATCCTTCGATAATCTCAATGTCACATTTGACGAGATTATCACAGATCCTCTTGCGAAGGAGAGATCATTCTCTGACGAAGATCAGGTAGAATTTGAAAGCTACGGAAATATATTAGATACACCTACATCTGCTGAAGATTACGGTGTAATACCACAGAAATTACAAGGCGGAATATTCTTCGACGAATATCAGGCAACCACTGTTGGTGGCGAAGATGCTATCATTAGAGGATATCACGGTTCTGGTACATTCAAGAAAGAGGGTGTTGCAGATGCAGATCGTTTCTTTGCATACTCTGGATCTGGTACAGCAACATTCTCTGGAGAGAACTTCTTCAGTCAGGCACCACAAAGTACATTCTTCGGTCTTGAGGGTGAGGTTGCCATATCTGGTAGTGCAGATGAGGCATTTGTCCCTGCAACTGTTGATAATACAGTTCTCTTTGATATATCTGGAACTGGTGCTGACAGTAGAGTCCTACTTCCTGATACTAAAAAGGCTCTTGTTAGACTTACTGGTTCTGTATCTGGTATCGCTATCGTTACTGGTAGTGGAGACAAATCCAATACAGTTCTCTTTAATACTTCTGGTTCTGCAACAGACGTTGTACTTGTCAAGGATTACGAGAATACAAATCTATTCAATTTCTCTGGAGGGATGCAACAGGGCATACCTGTTTACACTCCTTCTTGGATATCACCTCTTGGAGATCAAAGAACAGAAGAACTCGATTGGGGTCTTATTACTGCTACTCCAACTCAGTCTTACGAAGATTGGGGACCAATCAATACAAACGACGAGACAATACCGAAGGAAGCAGAGAACTGGGGATTCTTACTTCCAGACTTCAACTACGTTCAGATCGGTGGTCAGCATTATCCAAACAGAGAACTTACATTCTCTACTGGAGATTCAAGTCTCATTGTACAGACAGACGGAACTACAGAGACCGCAACCTTCCTACTTTCAGAAGATCTCGACGTTGCAGCTGCAATCGATTACGAGTCCTCTGGAAAATCTGGTATTGCTACACACAATACTGGTATATTCATATCTGGAGAACTATGGTTATCACAGGCTCCACAACACACAGTATTCGGTGAAGAAGGACAATTCAGTATTCTCGGTACTGGTAATGAGTCTATTACACCATTCATACCAGAAGGATCTGGTTCACTCTTCACTATTGGTGGTGCTGCAGAATCCAGCACCAAGGCATACTTGGTTGGAGATTACCAGTTCATCTCTGGAGAGGCAAGTGTCAACTTCGCTCCACATATCACTGGTGTTGGTACTGGAACGTTCAGTCAAGGAAGAGAACCTTATCAGACATATGCTCGTAAGATCAACATTCCTGATGACGAGCTTGGTGGACTTATCACTCTTTCTGGTAATACCATCTTTGAGAAGAACACAGATTCTTACAACAGGTCTTCCATACTATTCGGTACAGAAAACGAAGACTATGGATTTATCAGTGTCGAAGATGTTGGTCGTGGATTCTCACTTACAAATGTTGGAATCGGACTTTCATCTGTTGAATCTCTCGATGCTTCAGATATTACCTTTGATAATTCGCAACAAACTGGTCTTACATATGACGAGGCAGTTGGTGGTCCTGGCGTTCTTCCAACGTTCGATAAGAACCAACAATATAATCTCGGATTTGATTCCAATGTTGTTTCTGAGGATCGTGGTATTCTCGGAATCAGTTCTGTTGGTGGTCGTCCTTACACCAGACTATATCCTTCCGATACTGGATTCGATCAACAGGAAATCAACAAAGGGTACGAAGATTCTGGATTTATCACAGACCCAGCACCAAGGGAATCTCAGTTCCCATTCGGAAAGATTGTATTCCCAACAATCCCTGCCAAGTTTACTCAGTTCATCCCAAGTTGGATTGGTTCTGGTTCACTTATCGTATCTGGTACTGGAGTCGAGAGAGTTGCTGTTGCAAGTAGTACAACATCTCTATTCGACTTTGTTAGTGGTGCAGATGAAAGATTCATCGTTGATACTCAAGAAGGAACAGTTCTATTCGATATCTCTGGTGATGGTGATACAAGTAGAGCAAGAGACTTTGTTGGATCTGGAAATATTACCCTTCAACAAACTCAAGCGGTTGGGTTTACAACTTACAGAAGAATTATCAACCCACCCGCTTCTGGTATTACTACCTTCTCTGGAGCAGCCATCGAGGCATCCAGTTTCGATCCACCAGAAGGAACTTACCTACACATTGTTGGTGGCGGATACACAGAACTCAGTGCAACCTTTGCTACTCAATCTGATAAGGCAACCTTACGTCTGGTTGGAGAACTTACACATCCACAAATCGACTTCACACCTCACTATGGTATCGAAAGGAACATTGGTATCGAAACAGGTATGTTCCTCTTGCCTGGTGGTGGAGAGGACAGAGAGACAGGTATTGTTACTACAAGGTTCTTACCAAGATATCCTGGCTCTGGTGTTATCAGTCTCAACGGTAAGGCAATCGGTCGTACTAACGCTCCTATTCTTACTGACGGTACAATCTACATTCTCGGTATTGGTACTGAGGCCAATGGTGAAATTGGTGAAGATGGAATTGGCGATCTTAACGGTGTTGAGTTTGGTGCAAAAGAAAGATTTGTCCCTGCAACCGAATTTGGTGCTGGATCTCTCCTATTCGACTTCCAGACAACTGGAGCAGATGCAAGACCAGTTTCTGTCTTTGGTTACTATGGAGACGACAAAGATCCAGGCACATCTGGTCAAATCACTATCCGTCAGGAAGGTGGTATTCTCACAATCGAGAAAACCTCTGTCCCAGAAGTCGGCAGTGGTACATTTACTTATCACGGTGCTGGTCAAGACGAAGCAACATCATCTGTCGAAGTTGGATCTGGTTCTCTGTTCGCAGTTGGTGGTATTGCAGAGGCAACTGCTGCTGCAGAACTTGTCGCTGGAACTTCTATATTCAATGGAACGGCAGAAGAATCTTTCTCCGCTCAGACTCCAGAAGATACTGCAACAATTACACTATCTGGAGATGCTGGTGCCTTCCGTCAACGCCAGTTCGAGGGATCTGGAACTCTCACACTCAGCAACGATCAAAAAGTCGTTACTGGTATCATACTTTCTCCAACAGGTTCTGGTTCGCTATTTGCAGCTGGTGGTGCTGCAGAATCTATTGTTGTACCATCTGCTGCAAGGGCAATCCTTACAGATATTACAGGTGCTGCAGAAACAAGATACTTCCAAGTATTCCAAGACTTCGTTCCATCTGGTACACTCACACTATCTGGAGAACTTACACATCCAGATATCGATTACACTCCAGCTTACACTGGTGTTGGCATCGCTACCTTCTCTGGAAGTGCAAGAGAACAAGGATTCTTCAGAGAAATTGGTGTTGGTATCGCTACATTCTCTGGTGCATCAGTTGTCAGATTTACAGCGGACGATCTGGAAGGAACAGTCCTCTTCGATCTCAAGGGAGCATCTGCACTTACAGAACTCAATCAAGTTTACGGATACTATGGAGACGACAGAGATCCAGGCACATCTGGTATCACTACAATCTCTGGTGTTGGTATTACAAAACCAGTACAAGTATTTGGGTACTACGGAGACGACAGAGATCCAGGCACATCTGGAACATTTACATT